GCCAGTCAGCGGCGACGAAAGCCATGCGAATGCTGCCCAAATGCAGCGCATCCTTCATAGTGTTGGGCATGGCGTAATAGGCATTCCACCAGTCGCCCTCGACGCGCATTGCGAGGCGTCCCATTTCTTGCTCGCTCATTCTCAGCACTCCCCTTGCTGGCACGGCCATGCGATGCGGCGGACGGAATCAGTGATCTCGACGGCGATCCACGCGGCGAACAGGATCACCACAGCGTAGCCGATCCACCCGGCGATGCGGTCGAGGTTGGCCCAGCGGCGGGCGCGGGCGCTGCGGCGGTTAAATGTGGTCCAGAGATCGGGGGTCATTTCATTCTCCTCCCGTCGGCAAAGCCGGGCACAACTCAATCGTCTGGAAAATCCAGTCCTTGTATTTCCGCCAGAATTGCAGCGCCCTCTTGCCGTCCATTCGGATGATCCGCTCGTCATCGAACTCCCGCCACTCGTCCAGCGTGTGGCTCTCGCAGCCGATCTGCATGACCTCGGCGGTGTAACAGATCGGGTAGGTCTCTATCTGGAGGCATTTGATCCAGTCGTTAAGGCCATGAGCCCCGTTGAGATTGGCACCGCCGAGATTGGCATCTCTTAGATTGGCATCTCTTAGATCGGCACCCGCGAGATTGGCACCCCAGAGATCGGCACCCCTGAGATCAGCACCCACGAGACTGGCATCTCTTAGACTGGCATCTCTTAGATTGGCATCTCTTAGATCGGCACCCGCGAGATTGGCACCCCAGAGATCGGCATCCCAGAGATTGGCACCATTTTGATGCCCCCAGACGACCGCAAGTCCCAGCCTCACACTTTCCGGTGCGCTATCGGGGCAGGCAATTTCGGCAGTGAACAGAGGGCGTTTGGGCCAACGGGACTTGACGGCGAATTTCGTGAGGACGGTCATCTCAAAACCCCTCCCTGATTGCGCGCAGATCGCTGCCTGCCTGCCGCATCGCCATGTCGAAAGCATCGGCAAGGGTGCGGGCGTCGGCGGGGCCGATCATCTCCGCCACCGGCATCGCCGCCGCGCCCTTGGACAGACACCACTGGCAGAGGAACGCGAAGGACGGCGACGACGAAGTGCGGCGAACGATGCGGTCTAGGGTTTCATGGGTAGGGAGAAGGTTCATTCTGTGTCCTTTCTGAAAGTGCCCCGCCGGCGGGAAACGTTAACCGGCGGGGCCAGGTGGCGGCGTCGAGCAGGTGACGCCGCTGGCAATCACAGATACCGGCGCAGATCGGCTTGGAGTTCGTCCCGGTCGATCTCTGCCTGTTCGGCCTCTTTGCAGTCGCGCTCAAATGCGGCGATGGCTTCATCCGTTACATCAACCGGCGGCATGTCTGCCTGGATGTCCCAGACCCGCACCATGACCGTCTTGTAGCCGATGCGAAAATACCGATCGGCCTCCGCTTTGGCGATTTCACCGGCATCGGCGAGCGTCTCCGCGACCGTCATCCCGGTGCGCATTTCGACCAGGTAGCAGAGGCGGGTTGCGGGCGGGTCGATGCCAAGGCGGGTCATGCCGCACCCCCATCGCGCTCTTCCACCTCACGCCGCGCTTCCTCCATCGCCGCGGCGATTTCCGCCTCGGTCGGGGTGGGGTCGATCGGCGGCAGGCCAAACGGATCGTCTGAGACGGCAGCATCAGCATCCGCCGCCAACGCCTTCAGCTCATCCAGTATCGGCTTCGTCGCATCCCGCTTGCCGGGATTGGCGCGGAACCATTCGCGGAAACTCTCGGTGCCATTGCGCGCAGCTGCGCGGGCTGCGGCCAAAATCGGGTTGGACTGAGCGATCATCGGCTTCACAGTATAAGGCTTCCTTGCGCCCTTTGTGGCAGTCAGCGCCATTACGACCGGCTTGCCGCCCTCCATGTCGCTCATGGCGCGGATGCGGATGCCACCGACCGCCATCCCGCCCCACTTCACGTCCGGGTCGCGATACAGCGTCATCGACTTTCCGACATAGGCCTTCGCGTCCGGCCCCCACACGGCCACGAGAACGCGGGACATGCTTTTGCAGGGCCGGTAAACCTTGTCGCTTTCCGCGAATGAAATGGACACCGGCTGGTCCTGCCCGCTGTCGATCTGGACGCCGGTCACGGTGATATCCATTTCGCGCCCGATCAGGTCGTCGGCGTTGATCTGATCGCTCTTTGGCTGGATCGCTTGAATCATATCGTTCATGTGAACATCTCCTGTTCGATCTTCCGCTCTGTCGGGATCAGCCGCGCGTCGGAATTGACCGCCGCGCCGTATTGCGCCAGCTTTTCGGCGATTGTCGCCTCGAACGCTTCTGCGGCCTCGATAATGGCGCCCTGGATTTCCGCATCGGGAAATACCCGGATCACAGCCATCGGCATACCGCCGCAATAACTGATCAGGTCGCACCACGCGCGCTCGGCAACAAGAAGCCCGGTCTGGCATTGCAGCATGTATTCGCTCGGGATCGTTCCTGACGTGACGTTCTCGACGATGGTCTGCGCCTGAAATTTCTGGCGGCGCGACTTGCACTCGATCAGGCCGTCATCCCCGACCAGCCCGTCCGGCGAATAGCCAAGGGTAAATCCCCAGCGGTCATTGGTGATGAAACCCATCTCCTGAACCGGCGCGATGTGCTGGCTGTAGAGTATGCGCGCTTCGACCTCGTCAACCTGACCGCGCAGCATGTCGTCGCCGATGTAGGTCGGCTCGACGTAGCGCGTGATCCTCTGCGCCAGCAGCTCGTAGACATGCGCCCGCGTCTTGTCGTTATTCGCGACCTTCAGTGTCGGCGTCAGGATGTGCTTCATCTCGCTGGCCGTCAGCAGGCCCCGACGCGCGGCCAGCCATTCGTCGCTGCCCTGGATCAGGTCCGGGAAATAGCGCATGGTCGCGCTTGTCGGCTTCAGCGGCTCGAACTCAGCAAAGATGTCGTCCATCACGTCTGACTTGATGCGGGGGTAGGTCATCGGGTTTCTCCTGTTCTCACTGCCACCCTGCCAGAAAAATTTTCCCATATCAACAGGAAAAATCATCTTGACCTGACTTTTTTTCGCGGGCATGGTAGCGCCATGAAACACGAAGTCATCAGGATCACGGACGCGCTGGGGACGCAGCGGCTTTGCGAAGCCCTCGGCGTCAAGCCGGCGTCCATCGAAAAGGCCCGCGTGATGGGGGTGTTTCCCGCCAGCTGGTATGCCCCGCTGCGCTATCTCTGCGACGTCAACGGCATCGACTGCCCGATGGAACCTTTCGCGTGGAAGGCGCCAAAATGAGAAGCAGTGGTCGCGCGCCGGCTCGGAAAGTTTTCCGCATAAAATTAGGGGGTCGGGAATGAACGTCCCCGCAGTTATTGCTCACGACAACATTCCGGCCATCATCGACAGGGCAACTCGGATGCTATCCGATGCGCGCACCAGCGGAGAAGTCCTTGAGGCGCGCGATATGGCATCGGTTGCCTACGACGCAGCAAAGATCGCCGGTCGTATGGCGCGCGCAAAAAAGGCCCATGATGACGTTCTGTCGGCTGTCTATAGGACACAGGCCGATGCGCTGCTGATCGAGGCGCGCGCAAAGTCCCGACTGGCCGATGAATACGATGCGGCGCAGGCGCGGGGCGAGGTCGCGACACGCCAGCACAACCCCGGCTCGGTGGGGCATGTTGGCGCCGACGACATGCCCCCGGCCACCGCCGCCGACCTCGGACTGCGCCGCGACGAGATCCACGAGGCCCGCCAGATCCGCGACGCCGAAGCCGCTGACCCCGGCATTGTCGAGCGCACGCTTTCCGAACGGGCGGCCGCTGGATTGGAGCCGACGAAAGCCGCAGTCAGACAGGCGGTCGAATCCGTTAACAAGCCATTCGTCGCAAACAACTCGGGGAACAATGAATGGTATACCCCGGCGCCGATCATCGACGTGGCGCGGGCTGTCCTCGGTGGCTTCGACATCGACCCGGCATCGTCGGAAGTCGCTAACCGGATCGTCCGCGCCGCCCGGATATTCACAGCCGAGGATGATGGACTGGCGCAGGAATGGCCTGTCGGCTCGATCTGGATCAATCCGCCCTATGCACAGCCGCTGATGGGGCAGTTTGCCGATAGGTTCGCGGCTGAAGTCCGGCGCGGGTCGACTGGTATCATGCTGGTGAACAACGCCACCGAGACCGCGTGGTTTCAAACCGTAGCGGCGGAGTGCAGCGCGATCTGCTTCCCAAAGTCGCGGATCAAGTTTCTGGACCCGGAAGGGAACCCGTCGGGCGCGCCATTGCAGGGGCAGGCGATCATCTATTGCGGCCCGGATGCCGATACTTTCGAGGGCGCCTTTGCTGGCTTCGGCCTGGTGGTGCGGCATGGGTAAATTCGAGGCCGCGCTGGCGTTCGGGCAAGAGGGTGAGCAAACCGTCTCGCAATGGCTGCAAGCGCGCGGGCACATGGTGTTCCCGGCCTACGAGAAAGAAGGCGGCGACTTCAAAGGGCCGCAATTGTTCTCCGCATCCGGCGATCTGGTTCTGCCGGACTTGCTGGCATTCCGTTCCGGCGCGGCGATCTGGTTCGAGGTCAAGCGCAAGACCTGCTTCACATGGCACCGGATCACGCATCGCTGGGTGACGGGAATCGACCTGCACCATTACGGGCAATACCTTGAAGTCTCGGCGCGGACCGAATTGCCGGTCTGGCTGATGTTCCTTCATCCGCAAGACGAGCCCGATCCGCGCGACATTCAGCACGGATGCCCGGCGTCCTGCCCCGCCGGGCTCTTCGGAAATGACATCGACGTCCTGAGCCATTGCGAGAACCACCGCCACGCCAACCACGGCCGGCACGGCATGGTCTACTGGGCGAGCGACAACCTCCACCTCCTGGCGAGGAACGCCGCATGAGCACCCACACCCCAAACAGCGGTCGCGCACCGCTGTCAGCGCCGCCCGCAACCCGCGTCCTCCCTCGCGGCACGCCGGGCGGCGCGAACTATTCCCCGGCATCCTCTCGGCTCGACAAGATCGCGCGCGAGACAGACGCGGGGCAACTGCGCCAGATGCGCGGCCACTGGCAATCCGGCGATCCGATCTATGGGCCGCCGCTGTCGTCGCTCGAGGCCGAGGCAATCGCGCTGCGGCTGGCGGAGTTAATGAAAGAAAATCGCAACCCCAAAGAGGAGGAATACAATGTCGGACGGAAATAGCCATTTCATGATGGCGGTGGGGCGGATCGACGGCGGCAGGCCGGTCGAAGTAGCGGACGCGCAATTGCGCGATGTGGTCGCGGCGATCCATCGCACCGGCAAGCCCGGCAGCGTCACGATGACGCTGGAGATGAAGCCGAACGGCGAGCTGGGGATCGCCGCCAGCGTCAAGATCACCGCGAAGGCGCCGCAGCTGAGCTTCGGCCAGTCGTTCTTCTATGTCGACCGCGAGGGCGATCTGACCCGGCAAGCGCCTGACATGATCCAGCAGGGGATGTTCAAGAGGGAGAAGGAAAATGGCTGACCTGACCGAATTCGAGGCGGAACTGGCGCGCACGATGGCCGCCACTCCGCTGGCGGTGTCCGAGAACGGTGGCGCGATCCTGCCGCTGCCGCCGGGCTATACGATCACCGATCTTGAGGCTTTTCAGGGTCGGCCCAACAGGATGCGCGCGGATCATGTGTTCCGCGATACCAGATCGCTGGCCCTCTATCTGGAACGCTACGCCGAGGCCAGCAGCCTGGCGCTGTCGGACCCGGAGAAACGGCTGATCCGGGTCGTGGTAGATTATCACGAGCACAAACCCCGCGCGGCACAGCACGGCGAGCACATTGCGAGTTTCTCGGCGCGGTTCACCGCCGAATATGCGGCGTGGCGCGCGATCAGCGGCAAGCTGAAGTCGCAGGTCGACGCGGGCATGTTTCTTGAGGATCGCGCGACCGATGTGATCGAGCCGGACGCCGCCGCGATCATGGATATGGTGATGACCTTCGATGCGCTGAAGAAGGTCACCTTCCGCCAGTCGACTCGCCTTCACGATGGCCAGCGGCAGTTCACTTATTCCGAAGAAAACGAGGCACGCGGCAATGTCACCCTGCCTGCGCGGATCATGCTGCTGCTGCCGATCTTCGAGGGACAGGACCCCGAGCGGATCATGGTGCGGGTGCGCTACCGGATCGAGGACGGCAGCCTGAAGTTCCAGTTCGACATCGCCGATCAGAAGCTGGTCGAGGATGAGGCGTTCCGCCGTTGCGAGGATGCTCTGGCCGTCGATGCGCCGTCCGGGCTGCTGATCCTTCGAGCCAGTCTCTGACGATGACGCGGATCGTGCTGCCATGGCCGCCGGCCGCGCTACAGCCCCACGCCAAGGGCAGCAGATGGCCGAAGATCAGGGCGACCAAGGCCTATCGGCAGCAGGCGTTCTGGCTGGCGAAGGCGGCGGGCGTTGCGGCTGATCCGGCCGCGATCCTGGTCGTGACCTATCACCCGCCGGATCGCGCCCGGCGGGACTGCCAGAACATGCACGGTCGCACAAAGGCGGCGATTGACGGCATCGCCGACGCCATGGGCTGCGACGACAACGGGTTTCGCGTCCGGTTTCCGGACAGCTTCGGCGCAGTCGTGAAGGGCGGCGCGATCATCGTGGAGGTTTCGGCATGAGCATCAGCGCCACAACCGGCTATCCGATCCTCAAGAGGCACCGCCCGCCGCCGTTCATGCTCACCCGCGTCTGCGCCGCATGCAAGCATTTCTGGGGGCCGACAAAAACCGGACCCGGCGAGTGCCGCAAGCTGCTGGCGCTGACTTATGGCAGAGACAGCGCGCGGGACTGCGGGCATTGGACGCGGCGCATGGCCGGGGTTGATCCGGTGCCGTTTGGCGTGGCACCACGGGTCGATCCGGTCGCTGCACCACCGCCGCCACCGCCGCCACCGCCGCCGCCGCCGCCACCCGCCAAGGTCAAGGTTGCCCCGCCGCCGCGTGCGCCAATGGCCCCAGCGCCGCCGAACCGGAGCGCCGCCGATGCGCGCCGCGATCAGGTGGCCGCCCTCGCGCGATCCGGCATGGCAGGCCCGGCCATTGCCGCCGCCCTCGGGTTGTCCATCAGGACGGTCTGGAGTGACGCAGCCGCGCGTAGGGTGTCGCTGGGCGGCAGCGGCGGGCCGTCGCGGCGCGCCGAGGTCTATGCGCTGGCCAAGAAGGGCCTCACCGGTGCGCAGATCGCGCGGGAACTCGGCATGTCGCGTAGCGGTGTGTCCCGTCATCTCGCAACATGGCGGGCTGGCAAATGACCACCATCCGCCAAATCCAGATCGCCGTTGCCAATCGTTACGACATGTCCGTTGCGGAGATGATCGGGCCGTGCCGGGACAGGCGGCATTTCATCCCCCGCGCGATTGCAATCCGGCTGGCGCGCGAACTGACGGACGCCAGCTTGCCGCAACTCGGCACTGCATTCGGCGGCCGGGATCACACCACGATCATGTGGAGCATTCGCCGCGAATTGCCGGAGACGGATTGGGAAATACTCATTTCCGTCTACAATCAATTTTCGGAGTTGCCGCAATTCAAGAGTTGCAGGGTATGAGTCTCCCCTACTTTCCGATGTATCCGTCCGATTTCGAGGCCAAGACCTCGCATCTGACGCTATTGGAGGACGGGGCATATAACAGACTCCTGCGGCTATGCTGGATGACGCCCGGTTGCTCAATCCCGGCAGACGAAGCCTGGATCATGCGCCGGGTTCGCGCGCGCGACGAGGCGGAAATCGACGCAGTGCGGACAGTCCTGGGAGAGTTTTTCCGGGTCATCAAGGGACGCTATAGCAATGCTAGGCTGACCCGCGAATTTATCGCCGCGACAGAGGCCCATGAAAAGAGAAAAAAGGCGGGGTCGAAGGGCGGCCTCTCCAAGTCGCTGAAAACTAATGAGTCTGGCCCTAGCAATGCTATAGCAAAGCCCAAGCAACCAGAACCAGAACCAGAACAAGAACCAGAGAAGAAAGAAGAAGACACTAGCGTGTCTTCCAAGAAAGAGCGCGGCAGCAGGCTTCCAGACGATTGGGTGCTGCCGAGGGATTGGGGCGAGTGGGCCGTCGAGCAGGGCCTGGAGCCGGCTGCCGTCCACGCCGATGCCGAGAGGTTCCGGGATTACTGGATCGCCAAGGCTGGCCGCGAAGCAACCAAGCTGAATTGGCAGGCGACATGGCGAAACTGGATCAGATCGTCAATTGAGAGAAACCCGAGAAAGGCGAAATCGAATGCCGTCAGCGATGCGAAAAGAATTGCAGACATCTACCGAAGCAAGCGCGGAATGGATTGCGGGCCGGATCAGGGTGTTGCTGTCCCATTACTATCTGCCGGACGATGACCGCAATATTCTCGATGCCGCAATGGTCGATTGGATCGAAGCGCTCGACGGATTCAGCGCCGCGCAGATCGAGGCCGCATGCCAGCGTCACATTCGGGACGGACGGTTCCGGCCGTCGCCAGCCCGCATTCGCGAACTCTGCGAACAGCGCGCCGCCAAAACCGGGACGGGCGACAAGATGGCGCTGAGCCGGTCCGAACTGGCCCTGCTTGAAGACACGATCCTGCCCACCGCCCGCCGCTGGCTGACAATTCCGGGACTGGACGAACATGGGCGCAAGACGCTCGAATACTGGGGCGAAGCATGAACCACCTCGCTACCCATCTGGCGCCGGGGATCGTTCGCGAAGAACGCATCGGCGGCCAGCGGCTGATCCTGGGGGACTCGCGGTTGATCGTGCCGACATTGCCGAAGCCGGACGCAATTGTTGCTGATCCGCCATACGGGATCAGCATCACGAAAAGCAACCGCCTCGCCGTGAGCCGAGGCATGGGGGGCAAGGCGTGGGACGACCATCCGGCCGATATGGCACCCCTGCTGGCGCTGAACTGCAAGATGATCGTTTGGGGTGGAAACTATTTTGACTTGCCGCCCTGCCGCGCGCCGCTGGTCTGGGACAAGAACAACGCGGGCCGGGATTTCGCTGATTTCGAGATGGCGTGGACCAACCTCGACATGGTGGCGCGCCGCATCGTGTTTCGCCCGATGAACATGGATGGCGGGAAGCTGCACCCGACGCAGAAGCCTATCGCGGTCATAGAGTGGTGCCTCGGCTTCCTGCCCGATGCCGTCACCATCCTCGATCCCTTCCTCGGCTCAGGCACCACGCTCGTCGCCTGCCAGCGCCTTGGCCGCATGGGCACCGGCATCGAGATCGACCCCGACTATTTCGACATCGCCTGCCGCCGCGTCGATGAGGCCACCCGCCAACCGGACCTGTTCGTCGAGATGCCCGCGAAGCCATCCGCCCAGGAGCCGCTGCTATGAACCATCTCGCCGATGTGTTCCGGGCTGGTCGCTGCCTCCGCTGGCACACCGACCCGCGCCTCTCCGGGACGCTTGATCGGCTCGACGGGCATCAGGGCCGTGTCGCGCGGCTGCTGCTGGCGCTGCACCCGGACCCGAGCGCCGCCCTCCTGCGCGCCGCCCTGACGCATGACGACGGCGAGACGGCAACCGGCGACGTGCCGCGCCGCGTCAAGGACGCCATGCCGCATGTCGCGCTGGAATGGCTGGAAGCCGCGGAGGCCGCGCAACGCGCCCGGATCTGGCGTCCCGGCGGCGGGCTGACCGAAAAGGAAGAACGATGGCTCGACTTCGCCGACGCGCTCGACGCGCTGATGTGGGCGGCGCACCACGATCCGGCCTCGATGTCCGCGCCACGCTGGCAGGTTGAAATCACCCGGCTCGGCATCGTCGGGTATGCGCTGGGCATCGACCTGGAGATTCCGGCGCTGGTGCAGGAGTTGGGGCTGTGATCGGCATGACGCTCTGCTCCGGGATCGGCGCTCCGGAAATGGCCGCGCCCTGGATCGACTGGCGTCTTGCATCGGAAATCGAGGCGTTCCCGCGCGCCGTCCTGCAACATCGTTTCGGATACCGGACGCCGACCGGTCACAATCAGGGCGATCCCCTGCTCTGGGCCGACATGACCGAGGTGACGCCCGAGCTGCTGCGCCAGCGCGGAATCCCGCTGCCGGAAATCATCGTCGCCGGGACGCCGTGCCAAGCCTTCTCTGTCGCCGGGCTGCGGCAGGGCCTCGAAGACCCGCGCGGAAACCTGACCCTCGCATTCGTGGAGATACTTCATGCAATCGTCGCTGCTCGACCTGATGGAAAACTCATTGCCGTCTGGGAAAACGTCCCCGGCGTCCTCTCCGACAACGGAAACGCCTTTGGGTGCTTCCTGGGAGGGCTTGTCGGGGCAGTGGATGCCTTGCGACCGCCAGGAGACGGACGCTGGCCCGGTGAGGGTATGGTGCAGGGGCCAAGGGCACGGGCTGCATGGTGCATTCTCGACGCCCAATGGTTCGGAGTGGCGCAGCGGCGCCGTCGCGTGTTCGTTGTCGTCGATTTTGGAGGCGCGGTCGATCCCGCGGCGGTTCTTCTTGAGCCCGACCGCCTGCGCGGGGATTCTCCGCCGCGCCGGGAAACGCGGCAAGGAGCTGCCGCCGGCAATGCACAGGGCGCTGGCGTCGGTGGCGATGAAATAGCCTTCGACACCTATAATCAGGATTGCGGACCCGTCACGCATACCCTGCGCGCGCAGTCTGCAATGGGCGATGCGATCCCTGCAATAATAGCCAGCATGGGCGACGTTGCCCATTGCCTCAACACCGCCGGCGCAATGGGTCGCTTCGACCGGGAGAGCGAGACGTTTATTCCGGTCGCCCATGCCCTGCGCGGCGAGGGCTTCGACGCCAGCGAGGACGGCACCGGGCGCGGGACGCCGATCGTGCCAGTGGTGGCGGGGACAATGAAATCCTGCGCTCAATCCGGCGGGTTCTCGAATAGCGCAGATCACGCGGCGGCGGGGTATATGATCCCGGTGGTAACTCCGATTGATATGCGTCAAGCCAGCCGTGGCGCGACCATGACAAACAACCGGCGCGAGGGTTCGTCTGGCGGGGCCCCTGGGACAGGCGTTGGTGCGCCGGGCGATCCTTCCCCGTCACTTTCGACTTCGCACGTTCCGGCAATCTCATTCTCATCCAAAGACTACGGCGGCGATGCACTATCGGACCTGTCGCCGACACTTCGGGCCGGAACGCATGACGGCAGCCATGCCAATGCCGGGGTGCCGCCAGCGATTGCCATTCAGGAGCGCGCGGTCAGTGAAAACCCGAAGGCCGGGCCGCAAGGAAAGGGGTATCAGGCGGAACTGGCCTACACGCTTGAAGCGCGAAACAAGGTTCAGTCAGTTGCCACCGATTGGGCGGTGCGTCGGCTGACCCCAACAGAATGCCACCGGCTTCAGGGCTTTCCCGACGACCACTGCGACGTGCCGTGGCGCGGGAAGCCCGGCGCTCCGGACGGGCCGCAATACAAGGCTCTGGGAAACTCGATGGCCGTGCCGGTGATGCGCTGGATACTCGACCGGGTGCGGATCAGCGCCGCCGTCGCATCGCAACCGCAATCGCTATTCGATGGAGCCGCCGAATGATTCCCCGCCGCCTCTACGACGCAACCAACACCGCCAGCCCCAACGGCGAGGCGCACGCCCGGCACGTCTCGCTGCCCTGTGAGCCGTGGATGGAGCCAATCGCCCAGATGCCGCCGCGCCGCCCGACATGCGAGGTCTGCGGCTGTTCCGTCGGTGAGGGCAAGTCCCGCTGCGGCCTGCACGTCCGGTCGCGGCCCCACCACCAGAAAAAGCGAGGCCGCAATGGGCAAGGGTGACCGGCGACGGCAGCAGAAGGAGCGACCCATGGGAATCCCCGACCTCGACGTGAAGACGCCGGCCAAGCCGCATCGTAGCGGCGGCCGCTACGCCAAGCCGGCCGAGGACTTGAGCCGCACTGTCCTCGATGACCGCTGCCGCCGCTTTGGGCTCGCTGCGGGCGACTGGTCGCGCAAGGCCCTCACGGGGCCAGAGGCGGGCAGTCCGATCGGCATGGTCATGCTGCGCGAGTTGCCAAGCCATGAAGCCGTTGCGCGGCTCTGGTCCGTCTGGCAGGGGTTCTGCGCCGCCGAGCGGACCTACCGCGCCCGCTACATCGGCCAGACCGGCGATCCGAAGGGCGCGTCCCTGTCCATGGTCCCCGATGCCATGCAGGTCGACACCGGCCACACCATCGACATTCGCACCGCCGATCAGCGCGATCGCGATGCCGTCGCCGCATGGATGCGTTGGCGCGGCTATCTCGGGCACCTCGGCGCCCATGCGCAGTCCGCCATCTGCGACGCCGAGCGCGGCACTGGCCCTGCCATCTGGTGCGACCGCGCGCCGACCAAGCACGGGCTGTTCACGCTCGAGGCCCTGCTGGCATTGGCCGATGTGACCGAGAGGAAGGCGCGGAAGTGAAACGCTTGACACAAAACCCGGCCTACCGTAGCTATAATGCGAGAGCATCATGCGCCCCGGCAGAGAAATCCGCCGGGGCGTTTGCGTTCGTGATCGGCTGGAATGCGCGACGATGGCTTCAGCACAGCACAGCACCGCAGCATGGCAGAGGCTGCGCCTCCACATCCTCGAGCGTGACCTGTGGACCTGCCGCATGTGCGGCTGCCTGCTCCGTGAGGGCAGGACGGCACCGGATAGCGCGGCAGTGGACCACATCAGACCCGCAGAGCTGCGGCCCGATCTGTTCTGGGACGAGGGGAATCTGAGGGCATCCTGTCGATCGTGTCATGCCGTCGCGGATAGCATCGAGAAGCGGCTCGGCCCAGATGCCGACGCGATTGCAAGGGCCAAGATGGCATATCGGCCGATCGGAGCGGACGGTTATCCCGTAGGATAGCCATGCACCGGGCGCATGGCTCCGGGGGGGGGTGGGACGAGTTGTGGAGCCTCAGCCGGGCCAGAC